AGCCATTTTAATTCTCCTTGAAAAAAGGCCCGGCGCTGTCAAACTCGACAGCCCGCAACGTACTGGAGGACAACGCCGGGCAAGCCTTCACGACTTGGGAAGTTCCTCCTCAAGCGGCTTGATAGGCCGCGGGTTGGACGCATCTACATTCGGCGTCGCAACTCCAGGCCCGCCCGGCACACCTGAGAAGGTCTGCGGAGGCGGCGGGGCCACCCCAGCAATTCGGGCCTGCACAAACGGGTGAGGCCGCCCTTCCCACTTCTTGTCCTGTTCCACCGCCTGCTGGTGGCTCACCGGCGCCGCGTCAGCCGCTTCGCGCCGCTGTTCCTCCTGGACGCGGAGGTCATCTGCGATGCTCGCGCCAACCTTGGGATCGTGCCAAGGCGCGTCCACACCATAGAGACGTTGATGGACCTCGTTGATGGCCTTACGAGCCTGGTCATTGACACCTTCCATCTGATTGGTCGGCGGCTGGTCCCAAGGTTCCTCTTGCCCTGCGCCGACAAGAGTGCCGGGCTCGAGCATTCGGCCGTCAGACGTGACGTGTTGGACGCGGAGGCGGTAAACGGGGCCATCAACAGAAGCTTGATCCATTCTTGGCGGATCGGGCTTTTTCGTTTCCATCATTCACTCCTTAGTTCGAGACAGTAATACCGGCCGGGTACGCAACCTGATCTTGACGATCAAGCACGATCGTGCCGAAGATGCCACCAGCGGTGTGGGTGCCGACAGTAACGTACTGAAGGCGAAGGAAGCGGGGTAGGGCCTGCTTGCCGGGATTGGTGCCGGTTGGCAACAAGATGCGCGGCATGTCGCCAGCCATGATGTAGCGTCCGGCCGTGAGGTCCGCTTCCGCAAGCGCGCCGCTGTCCCACATGGTTGTGTAGGTGCCCGGTGCCCCTGACCCGTTATCCGGCGCCCCTTGCAACTGCACCTGAAGGGAGGTGCCGGAAGCAAAGGCCGTCACGATCTGGATAAGGAGCTTCAGCGCCGGATCATCGCCAATACCCATATCGCGGGCGTTGACGAGATCGAGTACGTTGGTGGACTGCTGAGTCCCGGTCGTGGGCGAGTCAACGCTGACCGAGCCCGCCGATCCGGTGAACTGGAGGAGACCGTCGAGAATCATCTTCGTTACTCCTTTAGGTGATACGCGCTTCAGTGTTGAGGATGGCGTCGACAGTCCGCACCGGAATGCCCCGGAACGAGGTGACGACCATGCCCTGAAACTCCTGCAACTGAAGCAGCACGTTGGTCTTGTTCATCGCCTGCAGATCGAGATAGGTGCCGACGACGCGGTTGCAGTAGATGACCGTCTGACCCATCGAGCCCTGAATCGTCGGGGCATCGGAGGTCTGCACGCGGTTGACCATACGCGAAGCGGTTGGCAGGCGCCACACACCACGGACGAGCCCGTTGATGATGTTCGCAGCACTGGCACCGTTGAGTAGGGTCACGTCGATGTTGGCGAGGCGGACGTTGTAGCGCCAATCCCGCACCGACAGACCACACTCCCACTTGTAGTGGTCGCGATAGGCCATATACGTGTTGCCGTTCGTATCCTGAACCGGCCACACGCCCATATCCTCGTGCTGCAGCCCCGTCATCTTTCCCTTCGGGAAAATGGCGTGAGTGGTGTCCGGTCCCCATGTCACAACCCAAATCGAGGTGTTTGTAGAGCCGGTGCCGCCCATGTCGATGACGTTGTTCGCGGTCTGCGACGTGGCTGTGGTAACGGTGTTATAACGCGGTGCCAGCCCCATGAACCGCTCAGGATTGACTGCCGTATTCCCGTACATCAGGGTTGAGGCGACCTGCTGGTTCATGCCCTCGAGGAAGGCGCGCGTTTCCGACAAGCGGAACTCGGACGAGTTGCCGTTGAGGTCGGCGATGTCCTTATCCACCTGTGCGAAGGCTTCGAGGTTGCCGCAAGTGTCTGTTACCTGGGCAGTCGTGGACTTGCCGTTCGCGGCGCCGTAGTTGAGTAGGCGCCATGTAGCCTGGGGCAGGCCGGTTCGCACAGTAGTTTTGTGGCCGGTCGGGAGGTTGCCTTCGACGACCAGCATATCCATCAGGATTTCGTTGGTCTGTGAAAGCAATTCGACGATGGACGCAATCTTGTAATTGTCGTCCAGCCGTTTTGCCCAATCCGCGTAGGTTAGGGCGGTCGTACCAAGCGTTGCCATTTAACTCTCCATCCTAGAATTTCCTTGCCTTGGGCCACCCGGATAGATGGCGTCTGCGATACTCGGCCGCGCCCCTTGATTTGAGGCCGGTTCACCGGCGACGGACGTGCCTTCGCTCAAGGCCTTAGCCCATTTTGCGAGGGTACGAACCACGGCCGGATGATTTCCAGCGCCCGTAAAATCGAGGGCTTCGCGGAACTTAGGATCGGTCAAATCCGGGTTATCCACCACCTTGGAAATTGTCTGGAGGACACCTGAGAGGTTTGCACCGCCCACCTCCTTATCGGCCTTTACTTCCTCCTGCCATTTCGCATTGGTTTCTTGCCAGCCCTTGAGGGAGGCTTCGGCCGATGCTTTGGCGCCGTTGGAGTAAAGGTCGATAAGTTTTTGCGCAACGTCGTGCGGGAGTTTGCTCTCGGTTGCTAATGTGCTGAAGTCGTTGAACAGGTCGTTCTTCTCAAACCCCTCGGGGAGGGTAAGTTTGTCAGGGGCGAACGGCGCCGGCTCGTCAACCTTTGGCTCGCTGAGAAGCGAAGGCTCCGGCGTCGGCTCGGGGTTAGGTGTCGGTTCCGGGCTCGGAGTCGGAGTTGGTTCCGGCGTCGGATTCGGGTTGGGGTTGCTGCCGTCGCTCATCATTCGCTTCCTTGAGCATTAAAAGGTAGGCATCAGGGCTTGCTTCAACTATGTCTGCAAGAAGACGTATACCGAAATTCCGTTCCCCTTCACGGAACGCCATCGAAAGGGCATTGGTCGCGAAGGAAGTAGAGAAGGCGTGCGCCGAGGCCAGAAGGTCGTAGAAGTAACGACGTCCCTCGGGGTCGCCGAGAAATTTGGCGAGAAGGGCAAGATGTTGCCGCCGAGAAACTCGCTGTTGTCGGGCATTAGCCATTGTTCCCGAGGATCATTTGAAGTGCGTTGACGCCGCCGCCGACCTCAGTGTCGGATAGGGTTTTTGCGGAGTCGGCCGCGATTGGGGCTGCGGCCGCGAGCTTCTCAGCCTGTGCCTGCTGCTCTTGCGCCTGCTGCGCCTCTTGAACCTCTTCGTCGCTGTGAAGGAGTTCGGGCGAGACGCCCAGGGCATCGGCGTAGGCTTCTATAGTTTTGTCCTCGTCGAGGCGGAGAAGGACGTTGGGTTTGACGGCGGATAGGTTACCAGCGAAGCCCCAAAGCTTCTCGATCGCGGCGGTAGCCAGGCCCTTTTGAGCGAGGGATAGCATTGAGACGTAATCGACGTTGATCTGCGCAGGTCGGCCAGCGAGGGATTGCGGCGGGGTTGGGAAGAGGCGTCCGCGCCACATCAGGCCCCAGACCCGATCCACGGCCGCGCTCAATCCTTCTTGCCCCGTAATCCTCTCAAGCACGGGGCCGAGCAGGACGAGCTTCTCTTCCCGTCGGGCGTCGATCTCAGTTGCGGTCCGCACCGTTTGAAGGTCGGTGATGCCGGTGAATAAGTCGTTGTTGAAGGTGATCTTGATGCGGCCCTGAACCTCTTGAATGTCCTGCATCATTTCTTGAATAGGCGGCATGATTTGGTAGAGTGGCCGGGCGCCATCCCGCCCTGAATTCAAACCCGCTACATACGTCCACCCGCCCGGCAGCATCGAGGCGGGCTGGTTCTTTAGCTGAATATCAGCGATCATCGGCGGATTGACCATCTTATCAATCGCCTGGGCTTTCCGGCGCTGCTCTTGCTGAAGCTGCTTTACATCGCCGAGCGCATCCATACCAGGGCTGCGGCCGTAAGGGTCGTTAGCCGTTACATCCCAGCGCGGTGTCATGCAAGGCCAATCGTGGAAGCCCTGAGTGCGAAGGATGGACTTACGGTCGGAGCCCGCTTCCCAATAGGTCTCGCGGAAAGGGAAGGCTTTGGGGACGGAGCCGATGCCATCAGTGTTTGGCTCGACGAGATGGAAGATTCGGCGCTCTTGAAGGGCCGCGACGGAGTTGCGGTCGCGGACGGCAAGCTTAACGTCCGACGACACCTTCTCTTCCCCAAACATCTTGACCGTCTGCAGACAGGTCATAGTCATTTCGCG